GTTTTCCAAGAGACAACCGACTGGAAGGAACATGGTGTTCCAAACCATATCTATTATACCAGTGATAGCAAAAGCAAAATCTATGCATTCTATAACACGGTAACAGGCGAGATTAAGAAATTCAAAAACCCAATTCGTTGGGATATGAGGTATAGAACTTTTAAGGAATTGAAACACAAATGAATATTAATGCACTCTTTAATGACCTTGCTTCCAATGCATCCCGCAATTATAAGTTGGAGAAACTGCGTGAGCATGCTCATCATGAAACCCTGCGTGAAGTAATTCGTCTGGCTCTAGATCCATTCACTCAATTCTATCAGCGCAAGATTCCTACATATAAATGTGATGGTACTAATGCCAACATTGAATCAATTCTGCCAGCGTTGTATGACTTATCCTCTAGAGAAGTTACAGGTAATGCAGCGATTGAATATTTGCGCATGCTATTATCTTCTCTCAATGAAGATGACGCAAAGGTTCTTGAGCGAATCATTGATAAGAGTTTAGATTGTGGGGTTCAAGTATCAACTGCCAACGATGTATGGCCAGGATTGATTACTGAATATCCATGCATGTTGTGCTCACCATTCGAACAGAAGTTGGTTGATAAGATTAGTTTCCCAGCGTATGCTCAAATGAAGATGGATGGTATGCGATTCAATGCTATTGTCCGTGATGGTAAGTGTGAATTTAGGAGTAGAAATGGAAAAGAAATATTGTTACTCGGTAACCTTGAGCAAGAATTTATTGCTCTTGCTGGGTCTATCGATTGCGTGTTCGATGGTGAACTTCTTGTAATGCTTGAAGGTGATCATCAGTTCGCTGATCGCCAGACTGGTAATGGTATTCTAAACAAAGCAAACAAAGGAACTATCTCTGCAGAACAAGCAGCACTGGTTCATGCCACTGTTTGGGATTTAATTCCTTACGTTCAATTCGTTGACGGATATTGCGCCACTCCATATGCAAAACGATACTCAACTCTTGAAGCAATTGTTTCAAAGCAGAAGTCGGATGGCAAAAAGATTTGGAATGTAACTTCAACTATTGTTCAAACATTAGAAGAAGCCCAAGAGATTTTTCAAGGATATCTTGCAGAAGGTTTTGAAGGTATCATTCTTAAAGATGGTAATGGTATTTGGGAAGACAAGCGTGCAAAGCATCAGATTAAATTCAAAGGTGAACTTGAATGCGACCTTAAGATCGTTGCAATTGAAGAAGGTACTGGCAAATATGCAGGTATGCTTGGTGCAATTGTTTGCGAATCTTCTGATGGTAAGATTAAGGTAAACGTAGGTTCTGGATTCAATGATGCACATCGCAAGAATCTAGGGAAAGAAATACTTGACAAAATTGTGGCAATCAAGTATAATAGTCGTATAAAGAATAAGTTGGGAGACGAAAGTTTGTTCCTCCCAATCTTTGTTGAAATTCGTGATGATAAAGATATCGCAGATAGTTCAAAGGATATAAAATGAAAGTAGCAATCAATCGTTGTTTTGGTGGGTTTGGTATTTCGAATGAAGCATTCGAGAAGTTGCTGGATCGTAAAGGTATTGCATTCGATAAAGTCGAAGCTGAGGAAGGTCGTGCTTTTGTAGGTGCGACTTATTATGAAGCAGGATACTCTGGTAATGATGAACACTATCTAAGTGATTATGATATGACTCAGGATCGTGCAGACAAAGATTTAATCGCAGTCATCGAAGAGATGGGTGAGAAAGCAAATAGTTGGGCAGCAGATATCGCCATCGTGGAAATTCCAGATGATGTCAAATGGCACATCCATGAGTACGATGGACTTGAACATGTAGCAGAAGATCATAGGACTTGGAGTTAATGGCAGATGTCATTATTCTATCAGGTGGTCAAGAGATGCCTGAGAACTACCCAAGGATTCAACGATCTCTTGGACCATATCGGGTTGCTTCAGAGTTAAAGAAACATGGTTATGATGTAGTTGTGATTGATTATATTCAATACCTTAGTGTAGGAGAAATCATTAATGCTATATCAAAGGTCTTAACAAAAGAAACTCTTTGGGTTGGGTATTCCTCTACATTTTTTTATAGTAATACCCCAACTGCTACTGCTACAAGTAGAATGTACCAGAATATATCTTATGCTAAGATATCTGAGATATACTCATACATAAAAAATAATAGCAACGCTAAGATTGTATTTGGCGGAGCACGTGCGCTTCAGGCGCACTCAGATCCTTTGGTAGATTATTATGTGGCAAGTTATGCTGATGTTTCTTCTGTTGATCTGACTAATTTTTTGGCTGGTAAAGTTTCTAACATTGAACATAAACAGGATATTGTTATTGGTGAAACCAAAAGTATACTGATTGATTCTGGTAAATACAAAGAACCAGAAATGAACGCATTAGATACTTTCTGGCATGATCGTTCTTTTAATCTTCTCCCTAAAGAAGCAGTACCTTTGGAGTTTGCTCGTGGTTGTATTTTTAAATGTAAGTTTTGTTCTTACCCTTTGCTTGGTAAAAAGAAAGGTACTTACATCAGAGACATGAATCAAGTAAAAGATGAACTTGTTAAGTTGTGGGAAGTTCATGGTACTGATACCTTTTATGTTACTGACGATACGTTTAATGACGACAATGATAAGATGGAAGACTTCCATAAGTTGTTTACATCACTACCCTTCAAACCAAAGTTTACCGCATTCCTTAGACTAGATTTAATAAACAAATACCCACATCAAGCTGATCTTCTTTTAGAAGCTGGATTGATTGGTAACTTCTTTGGTATTGAATCGCTAAATTATAAAAGCGCAAAAGCAATCGGTAAAGGTTTACATCCAGACAAAGTTAAAGAAAGACTTGCGTGGGTGAGAGAAAAGTGGGACGGTAAAGTAAATACTGGTGTTGGATTTATTATTGGATTACCTTATGATAACGATGTTTACTTTAAACAGTTGTATGACTACGTAACTTCGCCAGAATATCCAGCGCAACATACGGTATTTAATGCATTACATATTTTTGATAAAAGTAAAGGTGTTAATCTTTATGGTTCTGAGTTCTCAATGAACGCTGAGATATACGGGTATAAGTTTAATGAGGCTGGATGGTATCATGAAGAACAGAATTTTACTTTTTCAAAGTGTAGAGATATCGCTAATGAATTTAATAATACAATGCAACCGAGAAATAAAGTAGCTGAATTTCAAATGACTACATATTTAAATGCAGGAGTTCCACTATCAGATTTGATAAGTTTGAAACAGTTTGAGATTGAACAGAAATATAATATTCCAAAATTAAATGATGAAAAATTGACTATGTATAAACGAATGATTGGGGCAATATAATGAAACGTGAACTTGATGAAGCACTATGTGCGAAGTATCCGCTGATCTTCAAAGATCGTAATGCAGATATGCGCACCACAGCCATGTGCTGGGGACTTGAGTGTGGTGATGGTTGGTATAATATCATCGATGTTCTATGTGGTCTATTGACTTCTGACTATCGCCAAGCGCAAAGTCGTTACGAATCTATCAAAGATAAAGTTGATCAACCACGATGGGAAGGTAGTAAAGATATTATCACTCAACAAAAGATTGACGAAGCCAAAGCGAAACTTGACGAAGAAACTCTAAAGGTTCCAGTTGCTGTTCAGGTAAAAGAAAAGTTCGGTGGACTTCGATTCTATGTTCAGGCAGCAACTGATAAACACTATCAGTATATTTCTTTTGCTGAGAGTATGAGTTATCGTACTTGCGAAGAATGTGGTGCTCCAGGTAAGACTTATACTGATGGTTGGCATATGACTCTTTGTGATATTCATGCAGCCATGAATGGCAAAGAAGAAGAGTATGAGTATGAGGAGAATGAATAATGTTTTACGGTAAAGATATGGTTGAGAAAAACTTTGATGTTCTCCTTCAGAAACTAGAACAACAAGAATTGTTTTTGTTTGAACCAATGCCATCTTATAAAGAAGGTGAAAGATGGACTGACGAATTTCGCATTCGTGATGGTCATACTAAACTTGCTGATGGATCATGGGTTACTATTCATAAAGTAACTACTTGGGTTGATAAACTTAAGAAAGATACTGTAGAGTTGTATGAGCAGAATACAAAACAATCTCGTGAGATTTCATTATTGAAACAACAAAGACGAGAGATGGAATATGGATTACGAGTTGCTGAAAAAGCATTGAATAACTCGCTGGCATTAACTAAGGAGATGATTGATGATTAAGTCTAACAGTGGTGATAAAGTATGGGTAATGGTTGATGCCATTTATACATATCGTATGAGGTATTGTGTTGAAGCACCAAAAGAACATCCTGAGTATGCGCTTGATGATGTAACAATGGAAACTGCTAAAGAGTTTTCTCAGTTGGGTCTTGGTGAAACTATTACAAGTCATCGTGTTGTTTCAACAATGGAAGCATTGGATATGTGTGATGTTGATAATGATTATTGTAAATCTTGGACTGATGAGCAGAAGATGAATGCTTTCTTTACAAGAGAAGGTGAAACGAGGGACTTTTAATGTTTATATTTGACGTAGAAACTCTTGGTGTTGAATCAAACGCAGTTATTCTTTCCGCTGCATTGATTCATTTTGATCCAGAGAAACGTCCAACATATCAAGACCTGCTAGACAATGCATGTTTTGTTAAGTTGAATGCAAAGGATCAGGCGAAACGTCTTGGGAGAACTGTGGATGTGGGAACGCTTGAGTGGTGGTCTAATCAACATGAATATACTCGTAGCGTATCGTTTGATTCACAACCAACTGATATGTATGCAGAAGATGCAATCAAAGAGTTGCATAACTATATGAACAAGTTCATTAATGCAAATGGACAGACTATGTGGGCACGAGGTTCTCTTGATCAAATGGCAATTGACTCACTTGCTAAAAAACTTGACATGCAACCAATTACAGGGTATAATATGTGGAGGGACGTTAGAACTGCTGTTGATTTAATGAGTGGCGGAACTAATGGTTATTGTGATGTGAACCATCCTCTATTTGAAAGAGCCCAAGTTATTAAACATCACCCTGTTCATGACTGTGCTCTTGATGCTATGATGCTAATGTATGGAAAGTCTTAATGGAATTTTATACTTCGGTGCACCCGATTGGAGATCGAATCTTCATTCGTGGTGTTGAGAATGGTAAGCGATACCAACGCAAACTAGATTTCTCCCCTACCCTTTATGTAACTTCAAAGAAACCCTCCAAGTGGAAGACACTGGAGGGAACATTCGTTGATGAAGTGAATCCTGGAACTATCAAAGATACCAGAGAATTTATTAAACGATATGAAGGTGTTCAGGGATTTGATGTTTATGGTAACTCAAATTATGCATATCAATACATCAGCGATAATTATTCACACGATGTCAATTGGGATATGGAACAGATTAAAGTGTTCACCATTGACATTGAGACTGCCACGGAAAATGGTTTCCCTGATATTCGTGCAGCAAATGAAGAGGTTCTTCTAATCACAGTCAAAGAACTTGCCACGAAACGAATCATTACTTTCGGTAGCAAAGCATACGTCAATCCACGTGAAGATGTAATCTATGTTAATTGTAAAGATGAACATAATCTTCTTACACAATTCCTAGAGTTTTGGACTAAAAGTTATCCAGATGTTATCACTGGTTGGAATACTGACTTCTTCGACATGCCATACCTTATTCGTAGGATTGAGCGTGAACTTGGTGATGGTGAATCCAACAAGATGAGCCCATGGGGTTACGTCAATGAGCGCAAGACTTTCATTAAAGGTAGTGAAGAGATTCACTACGATATCGTAGGTATTGCTCAGTTGGACTATCTTGAACTGTATAAGAAATATACATATTCTAAACAAGAATCATATCGCCTTGACTATATCGCTGAACAAGAACTCGGTGACAAGAAGAAAGTAAATCCAGGTGATTCATTCAAGGATTTCTATACTAATCACTGGCAACAATTTGTTGACTATAACATTCATGACGTAGAGTTGGTTGATAAGTTAGAAGATAAAATGCGTTTGATTGAACTGCATTTGACCATGGCTTACAATGCCAAGATTAACTTTGAGGATGTGTATTCTCAGGTTCGTATGTGGGATACGATTATCTATAACCACTTACGCAAAAAGGGTATTGTTGTTCCAGCAAAGTCTTACTCTGGTAAAGATGCGCAGTTCGAAGGTGCTTATGTTAAAGACCCAATCATTGGTCTTCATAAATGGATGGCTTCCTTTGACTTGAACTCATTGTATCCGCATTTGATTATGCAGTATAACATTAGTCCTGAGACTTTGACTTCTGAGAAGATCAGCGTCACTGTTGACAAACTTCTCAATCAAGAGATTGATACTACATATGTTAAGCAACGAGATCTTGCTTTGACTGCCAATGGCTGGACTTATACAAAAGAATTCAAAGGGTTCATGCCTGAGTTGATGGAACAGATGTATGCTAATCGTTCCAAGTTTAAGAAACAGATGTTGAAGATTGAACAGGAATACCAAAACGATAAGACGAAGGTTCATCTGTTGAAAGATATCTCTCGTCTTAATAACCTGCAGATGGCGATGAAGATTGCTTTGAACTCTGCTTATGGTGCGATGGGTAATCAATACTTCCGCTACTTCGATATTCGTATGGCTGAGGGTATTACAACTTCTGGTCAGTTGTCCATTCGTTGGATGGCGAACAAGTTGAACGCATTCCTCAACAAGACTCTCAAGACTGAGGGTAAAGATTATGTAGTTGCTATTGATACTGACTCAATCTATCTTACTCTTGAATTGTTAGTTGAGAAAACCTGTCAAGGTAAAACTGATGAGCAGAAGATTAAGTTTATGGATAAGATCTGTGAAGATGTTTTCCAACCATTCATTGATTCAGGTTATCAAGAACTAGCAGATTACATGAATGCATATAGTCAGAAGATGCAAATGAAGCGTGAGGTTCTGGCTGATAAAGGTATCTGGACTGCCAAGAAAAGATACATTCTTAATGTTCACAATTCGGAGGGTGTTCAGTATGAGAAACCTAAAATCAAAGTTATGGGTCTTGAGATGGTCAAGTCCTCTACTCCTGCGGTTATTCGTGATAAATTGCGAGATTCGATTGAGGTTATTCTTAGGGGTAATCAAGCCGATCTTCAGAACTATATCATGGACTTTAGAAAACAGTTTGACAAACTTCCAGTTGAAGAGATTGCTTTCCCGAGGGGTGTGAATGGTTTAAAACAGTACGCTGGTTCACCTATCTATTCTAAGGGAACTCCGATTCATGTTCGTGGTGCGTTATTGTTTAATCACTATACCAAGAAGATGGGTCTTGATAAAAAATATCAAGCGATTCGTGATGGTGATAAAATTAGATTTGTCTATGTTCGTAAACCTAATCCGTTTCAAGAAGATGTTATTGCATTTAGTCAAGAGTTGCCGCCAGAGTTTGAATTAGAATCCTACATAGATTATGATAAGATGTTTGAGAAAGTATTTACTGACGCATTACAGATTGTCATTCAGCCACTTGGGTGGTCTACTTCCGAGCAAAGTTCATTAGAGGATTTCTTTGGCTAATATACGTATCATTAAAACTGGAATTAATGTTTCAAAGATTGTAAACCAATTGAAGCAACATCCAACTGATTGGGGTTCGCAAAAGAACATAGAGAATGTAGGTTCTTTGATTGATAGAGGGTTTGCTGACTTACCAGTAGATGCATTACAATTAGTAATGGGTGGTGTACAGAAGGCTGAGGATTTTGTTGGCGATACTGAGATTTGTATTCCAACTCCTGCAATAAATCATCATACTGAAGTTGTAAGTTTTATGAAAAGGAATTTTAAAAAGTTCAGTCGATGTGGATTCCTTTCCCTTCCAGTTGGAGGTCATGTTGGGTTACACATTGATGAGGGAACTTACTATCTAACACGAGATCGATACCATCTATCCATTTTAGGAAGATATAGATATTTTGTAGGTGATGAGTATGTAGATGTTGAACCTGGAACATTACTTTGGTTCAATAACAAGTTAAAGCATGGAACTGCAAACACTGGTGATTGCACGAGAATCACATTTGTCTTTGATGTTCCACATTCGAAAAATAATCCATAGGAGAATATATGAAAGTTTTGAAATTTTACGCAGACTGGTGTAGTCCATGCCAAGGGCTGAGCATGGTTATTAAAGGTGCTGGAGATAAGATCACAGTACCAATTGATGAGGTCAACATTGATAATGAACTTATGACATCAGTTGAGTATGGTGTTCGTTCTGTTCCTACCATGGTTCTTCTTGATGAGAATGGTACTGAATTAAAACGACACGTTGGTACATTAAATGAAGAGCAATTGCTCACTTTCCTAAAGGTATAATATGGCAAGCATCCTAGACAAAATTAAAAAGAATTCTACAATCAAAGACTCTGCGATTCTTTCTGAATCAAAGTTCTTTAAGAAGAAGGATATGATTCCTACTTCTGTTCCAATTATCAATGTAGCCTTATCAGGTCGCCTTGATGGTGGGCTTACTCCAGGTATTACTATGTGGGCTGGTCCATCGAAACACTTTAAAACTGCTTTCAGCTTATTGATGGCAAAATCTTACTTGGACAAATACCCAGATGCTGCTTTACTTTTTTACGATTCTGAGTTCGGTACTCCTCAGTCTTACTTTGATACTTTCGGAATCGACACGAAGCGTGTTGTGCACACTCCCCTTACCGATGTAGAACAATTGAAGTTTGACATTATGCAACAGTTGTCTAA